CTTCCTGCAGCCGTACGTGAAGCCTATGCTGGTGCTTCCGCTGCAGATCGCCCAGATAACCGCGGCTATCGCCAAACTGCAGGCTGCGATTGATGCGGCCGCTTCGCGCATCGGCTCCTGCAGCATCGAGATGCCGTCCGTCACCGTCCCCGATCTACCCAAGCTGCCAGAGGTTCCTGAGCTGCCGTCCGTAGAACCGCCGAATCTTTCCGGCTCGTAGCCCGCAGGTGTTTGCGTAGCTGATACACGCCAACGGGAGCGCCTTCGGCGAAGGCCGTCCACAGAATGAGGTCATGGCTTCGACCTCGCCCCATCTGCCCCGCCTGCGCCGTCGCGCTCCCTTGTGGAGCGCGGTGCAATGAGGGGCATGGATGCATCCACTGGCCGCTGGCTGGACGATGACGCGCACCTGGTGCAGTCCATCGCTCGCATCCTGACCACGCCCATTGGCACACGGGTGCAGCGCCGCGACTTCGGATCGCTCCTGCCCGAGCTGGTCGACCAGCCATTCAACAGCACCACACAGCTGCGCCTGTATGGCGCCGCTGCCACGGCGCTCATGCGCTGGGAACCTCGCCTGCAGATCAAGCAGCTGTCGCTGTCACGCGGCGAACGGCCGGGCGCGTTCGTGCTCGATGTCACCTGCCGTCGCGTGCGCAGCCAGCAGTCCAACGAGTTCACCCGGCTGACTGTCCCCCTCCGCTACCGCGAAACCTGACCCAAGGAGCCAGCAATGGACCAGTACCACCACGGCGTACGCGTCGTCGAAGTAAACGGCGGCACCCGCCCGATCCGCACGGTGGCCACCGCCATCCTGGGCATCGTCTGCACGGCCGAGGACGCCGACGCATCCGTATTCCCGCTCAACAAGGCCGTGCTGCTGACCGACGTACGCGGCGCCGTCGCCAAGGCCGGCACCAAGGGCACGCTGGCTGCCAGCCTGCGCGGCATCGCTGACCAGTCCAATCCCGTTGCCGTGGTCGTGCGTGTCGCTGAGGGTGCGGCAGATCCGGAGACGACCACGAACGTCATCGGCAGCAAGGACACCGGCACCTACACCGGCCTGCAGGCGCTGCTGGTGGCCGAGGCGCAGCTGGGCGTCAAACCGCGCATCCTGGCCGTGCCGGGGCTGGATACGCAGGAAGTAGTCGCTGCGCTGGCCCCCATCGCCAAGACGCTGCGCGCCATGGCCTACGTCAGCGCGTCGGCCGCCGGCAAGGTGTCCGATGTCATCGTCTACCGCGATCAGTTCAGCGAGCGCGAACTGATGATGATCTGGCCAGACTTCCTCGCCTGGGACACCATCACCAGCACCCCGGCGATGGCCTACGCGACCGCCCGCGCCGCTGGCCTGCGCGCACGCATCGATCAGGAACAGGGCTGGCACAAGTCGATCTCCAACGTTCCCGTTTCGGGCGTTACCGGCATCAGCCGCGACGTGCATTGGGATCTGCAAGACCCCAACACTGACGCCGGCCTGCTCAACTCCAAGGACGTGACCACTCTGGTCAACGTCAACGGCTACCGCTTCTGGGGCAACCGCACCCTGAGCAGCGATCCGCTGTTCGCCTTCGAAACGGCCACGCGCACCGCGCACATCCTGGCCGACACCATCGCGGAGGCGATGCTGGTCTACATGGACAAGCCGCTGCACCCCAGCCAGGTCAAGGACATCTTGGAGAGCATCAACGCCAAGTTCCGCGAGCTGAAGAACGGCGGCTACATCATCGACGCCAACGCCTGGTACGACGAAGCCGCCAACCTGCCCACGTCCCTGTCGGGCGGAAAGCTGGTCATCGATTACGACTTCACCCCGGTGCCCCCGCTGGAAAACCTGCAGCTGAACCAGCGCATCACCGACCGCTACTTCGCCGACTTCCCGAGCCGCATCAACGGCTGATCGGCACGACATAGGAATCCACGAACATGGCAATGCCCAGCAAGCTGAAAAACCTCAACCTGTTCAACGATGGCGAGAGCTACCGGGGTCTGGTGACCGAGTTCAAGCTGCCCACGCTGACCCGCAAGATGGAGGAATACCGTGCTGGTGGCATGGCTGGTCCCATCGACATCGACATGGGCCAGGAAAAGATCGAGGCCGAGTGGAAGTGCGGTGGCCTCTCCCGAGAGGTGTTGCGCCAGTACGGCAAGACCACGCACAACGGCGTGCAGCTTCGCTTTGCCGGCGCCTACCAGCGCGACGATACCGGCGAGGTGGATGCGGTGGAGATCGTGCTGCGCGGTCGCCACAGCGAGATCGACGCCGGCACCGGTAAGGCCGGCGACGACACGGAGTTCAGCGTGAAAACCTCCGCCAGCTACTACAAGCTGTCGATCAACGGCCGCACGGAAATCGAGATCGACATGGTCGCCATGATTTTCATCGTCGACGGCAACGATCTGCTGCAGGAACAGCGCCGCGCCATCGGCATCTGATCCGCCCACCACGGCCCGGCACTGCCGGGCCTTGCTTCCCACTGGAGAGACTATGAGCCGCAAGACCCCCGACAACGCCCTGCTGGACACCACCACCGGCAAGGTCAACGCCCCCGACTACGTCACGTTCGAACTGGATGCGCCCATCCATCGCGGCGATCAGGTCATCGAGAAGCTGCAGCTGCGCAAGCCCGATGCCGGCACCCTGCGCGGCGTGAAGCTGGTCGACCTGCTGCAGCTGGATACCACCGCCATCCGCATGCTCGCACCACGCATCACCACCCCCAGCCTGACCACCGCGGACGTCGACAAGCTGGACCCCGCCGACCTGGTCACGCTCGGTACCGAGATCGCCAGTTTTTTCATGAAGAAGGCGGACCGGGAATCCCTGAACGCGTAGAGGATGCGATGGCCGATGTGGCCGTCATCTTCCACTTCCAGCCCAGCGAGATGGACCGCTGGACCGTGACCGAGTTGATGGAATGGCGGGAGCGAGCCGTCGAACGTAGTGGAAACAACACATGATCCCCACCAGCGCAGCCCTCTCCCCGTCCACCCGCCGTGATCGTTCGGCGGCCCGCACCGAGGGGCTGCGCTGATGGCCGCTGACAACCTGCGCATGCAGGTCATCCTGTCCGCAATGGATAAGGCGACCGCGCCGTTCCGCAAGATCCAGCGCGGCGGCAAGGGGCTTGCCGACCAGCTGCTGCAGTCACGCGATGCGCTGCGCAAACTCAATGCAACCCAACGCGATCTGGGCGCCTTCCGCCAGCAGGTAGCTGCATCGCGTGAATCGGCTACTGCCTACGCCGCACAGCAGGCCAAGGTGCGCGGACTGGCTGCCGCCGTCGCCGCTGCCACGCAGCCCTCCCGCGCACTGACCAAGCAGTTCAAGGACGCCACCCGCGTCGCCGGACTGATGAAGGACAAGCAGCAACAGCAGGCGGCAGAGTTGCAGCGCCTGCGCAGCGGTCTGGACCGCGCCGGTATCAGCACGCGCAACCTTGGCAACGATGAGCGTCGCCTGCGTGCGGACATTGCCCGTACCAACGAGAGCATCAAGCGGCAGGAGACACGCCTCGCCGCCGCCAATCGGCTGAAGGAGCGGGCAGCCCTGCTGCAGAGCGCCGGCATCGGCATGGTCGGCACCGGTGCCGGATTGGCATTCGGCGGCCAACGTGCCCTGATGGCCGGGGCGCTGCCGCTGTCTGAGGCCATGAGCTTTGAATCGGCCATGGCCGATGTCCGCAAGGTGGTGGACTTCGACACGCCCGAGCAGTTCAAGGAAATGGGTCGGGAGGTGCAGAACCTCTCGACCAAGCTGCCGATGGTGTCGACCGACA